GATACAATTTTTTTAATACTGTTTTCGGATAAATTTTCCATTTCTTCGTTTGATATTTTTTTAAGTTTATTATAACTGTTTGGATCTTTTAATAATGATTTAAGCCCTGGGTGTTTTGGTTCTATATTCAATAATTCATCAAATGTGATCCATTCAAATCCATCGGATTCCCAATCGAGAATTGGTTCGAATTCATCTTCGATTATTGCTAAGAAATTATAATATTTGAATGTTTTATTTTGATTTTCGAAAACCAATAAAGGAATTAAATTAACATCACCTTCATATCCGGATTCTTCTGTTACTTCTCTTAAAACCGCTTCTTCAGGATTTTCATCTTCATCTATTTTTCCACCTATAGTTCCGTATGTATGCGGTTCATTAACATATTCGGATCGATAGTTGATAAGAAATCTATTGGTTGATTTTGCATACATAATACATCCAGCGGCGACATTTCCCCAGAATTTATCACCGCTGGAATGTGAATATGAGGCATATTTGCCTGATCCAAAATCATCTTGTTCTTTTAATCTTCTCATTTGTTTACCAATTCAATCCATACATACCTCCAAGGGTTACCGCATTTAATTGAGTTACTTCAGCACCTTTTCCATCGGTCCATACAGGGTGAGGAGTTGCAACAGACACAACGGTTGTTCCGCCGCTTAAATCGCAAATCTGAATACAAATATTTTGTTCGGTATTTGCACTTCTAGGCAATGTATCATTACAATCTTCACACTCTTCATATTCAGCTATAAATGTCACACCAGTATATTCAGAAGGATCTGTTGTGTAGCCATTTGGTACTAAGCACTTTAAGCCATCTATATCGACTTTGATTATTTTTTTTCTATCGTCGACATACACAACAGTGTCTGGTGAAAAATAATAATCATCAAATGTTTCACAATCATATAGACTAAGAGAAAAGTTATTAGCCCTATAACAAGCAAGACAATCAGATTCGCTTCCCGAATAAGTGGTTATAGCAGAATAATATGGAGTATTTCCGGTATCTTCACCTAATATCTCAACACAAGATTGTATAGCATTATCAATATTTTCTACAAGCCAAATTTCTCCAATATTTAATGATGTACCAGAAATACCTATAACTTGTCTGTCGTTATTGAAGCATTGTAATCCGTATCCAAGTGTAAAAGACATAATATTGTTTTTTTTTATAATCAAATCATTTGTAATTTATGATTTGGAATTTTATTTGTTTTTTATAAGTATTAACTTCACCACTACTTTCCACTTTGATATCAATAAAATATTCGTTTGGTATTTTATCTCTTGTATCAAATATAAAGTAGTATTCGTTTGGGGTTCTATTTATCTTGGTCCAATCTTGGACTTGAACTTCTGTTTGTCCTTCTCTGACATATATTCTATAATAAGCAGATACTTTTTGTAATAATTTTTGCGTAGAATATGCTTGCTTAATTACAACACCAACTTTACGAACATCCGTATTGAATATTTTTTCATCTTGTTTTATTCCATAGAAATCAAATCCATATATTTTTGGGTCAATTGATTTGGTTCCAATTTGAATTCCACTTTTATATGGGTATAAAGTAAAATCATTTAATATTGGATTTAATGTGAAGCCATTTAAACTTAAGTCATACCATTTATCTGAGAACGTACAAGGCGTTTGAAAGCCATTTAAAGCAGGAATTATAACCTCATATACCCCAGCTGTTTTTTGACACGTTGGAAGCCCTGTGAGACCCGCTATGGGTGTACCTGTGTTATCTAAAATATCAACCAATGGTGTATAATCCAAATTGACAGGATTTCCATCTTCGTAAAGGTATAAATACAATTTATTTACTCTACCGAGTGTAAACAGATTTCTATCATCATCTATGATATCATCATAAGTGGTTTCAAGATATGGCTCATAAAATGTTTGTGTATGCCTTGTGAAGAATTGAGTTTCATATGTTTCACTTAACCCGCTAAGATTTTCAACTTGTGGTACATATGCTATTCCCCATCCTGTTGTATTTGTTAATGAGCCATCCAATATGGCATTTATTTCATCTGTCATATCAAATGCGATATCTTCATCTCCAAATTCAAAATGTTGTGTATCTACAATCGTCAATGAATTGAATGGAACATTTCCGGTGTTTTTATTGTTATATACACCAGGCTCTGTCCATACGCCTAAAGTAGTTGTTTGATACCAATTTGATGGTCTATCTGATATTGCCCTATCAATTTCGTCATATTCATACACCAAATCGATATAATCATATCCAACACCTTCATCCCATATTTGGGGCGTTGCAGGATTATCGTTGATATAAGGAATTCTAAAAAGAATGAGATCAAATGATGTGGCTCTCATTCTTGATTGAGATGTTCTTGTATTCAACAATTCTTTATTGAATGAGGATGTATTTCTCATTCTCAGAATATGTTTTATATTATCTGGACAAGTAGTAGTAATTGTACCGTTTAGTACCTTTTCTTTTAAAAGGTCCAAATTCAAATCAAAAATAAATCTGCTGAATGCGTTTGGAAATTGGGATGTCGCAGCCGTTCCATAAAATAGCTCTACAACCGGGTTCCTTCCCGTATTGGTAAAACTATTATAAATTATGGTATTATTTCGGCTGAAATATGAATTGTTTATGGACATTCCTTTTTTCCTTATAAATATAAGGAATTTAAGAACCTGAATCAAAAAGTTAATTGATTCTTATATTCTGATTCAAAATTGTGTTTTCTGCGTCAGCCAATAATTGGTCTATCTCGGATGTTGTTTGTCCATTTCCAGTTGCAACGGGTACAGGATTTATTGTGGCAATAGGATGTACATGTCCTTTAACGAATTCAAATATCTTTCTTATCAATGAAATCAACACATCGCCTCTAACGGTAGGATATGTTTGTTTTTCTATGGTTTTATCAGACCCGATAAATCTATCTTGCGAAAATCCATATAAAGTATCTTTTAAACTTATTTGTCCTTTTGGTCCAGTTGAATCTTGAGACAAGAAGTATAATCTTTGTGCGCCCATTACACCATAACTTATCGATGCCGATTGGTATTCTGATGGGGTAACCGTTTCCAATTTTACATCAGCTTGAGGTCCAATCACAGCACTTCCATTATTATTGGCGGAAACCAAGAAAAAGCCGCTTTCGCTTCTAGCGTCATTTGCTTTTATCTTTGAATAAAACTTAATAAAATTATTGTATTGATCGTTTTCACTTGTTTGAGTTGCGGCACTTAATGGATTGCCTTTATCATATGTTAATTTAGATGGTGTCACTATAAATGGAAATGCATCATCTGAAAAGTTTTTTTGATTCCTGACTTCTACGCTAGGAAAGTCCAAATATCCAATTACCAATGCCTTTACAAATCTATTTATATATTCAACGCATTCATCAAAAGATTTAGCATTAAATTGAATCTCTTCCAATGGTCCTGTGTAATTTGTACCTATGCTCAATTTAGTTATGGTATCTGCTTTGAAATTTTTTGTATTAACTATTTCAGATGTTGGAATTACATTATATAGACCGACGCTACCATTGAATACATTTTGATTGTTTTCAAGATTATCGATATTCCATATGATCATCTTTTTAACAATTTTTACATTCTCATTGAATGTAACTTGAGTCTTTTTGGCTCCTAGCGTTTTTGTTTGAGTATAATTAGTGAGGTGCAAGAATGCTCGCATATCGTTGGCAATAGGCAATTGATTTACATTTAATGCCCTTGTTTTACCTGCTCTTAATAGCACCTCGTTAGGTTTAACAATTACATCGGATGTGCCTCTACCAAGCAGTGCATTATCTCCTGGTTCGGGAAATACACCATAGCTTCTTTGATCGCGATATGTGCCATCGTTGTTCTTTATACTTATATTCTGTTTTATTCTAATGCCAGATGCCAAAAATTTTTGAGCGCCTTGATACTCCTCAAATGGCGATAGCATTGGAGATGAGAAGGGTCCTTGGACATAAAATTGGTTTTCTGGTAGAGCCGTTTTGTTTTGATAAATTATATGAACATATTCATTTTTCTTTGGTACCTGATTCAAATAAAAAGGTAATAACGGCAAAAACAATAATGGGTCTTTGTTTGTCCATTTTTCATTTTCAGCAACCGCATCTATCCCGTATGTTCTAG